GCCGCACGGCGCGTGCAGCTAGAAACCAATCTCAACAAAGCGCACCTCGGAAATATTCACGAGGACACAAACAAAAAATTCTCGGAACAACGGCTCAATCAAGCGTCTCGGAACTCAATCGAGCAAAACATCCGGAACGCAAAACTCAACGCCGAAATCGCTCGGCAACAAATCGAAATCAACAAGACAGAAGTCACCTCCGCGAAAGCCGCGGACAAGCTCTACAGCTCACCAGCTGGGGACTTCTTCAAATGGTGGCAAATGCTCAAACGGAGATAATCATGGAAAACATCGACGCCTCAACAGGCGAGATCACGGAGGTGCCACCTCCGATCTTCCGTCACACAAGAAACGCAAATCCCTTGACGCGCGTGCGCGTCGCCAAGCACTTCCACGGCCCTTCCCTTGCCAAGCAAGCCTTCGCATCGGAATGCGACATCAACAACATTATGAGAAAATTCGAAAAATCAGGGCTCATCGAACATCTCAATACCTATCAGGGTCAATACGGCAACTTCGTCGCCTTCGAGGACTATCACGCCTCATTAAACAAAATACTCGCGGCAGATGAAGCCTTCGCCGGAATACCATCTTCCATTCGGAAAAACTTCGATAACGACCCTGGACAATTCCTGGAGTTCGCCCAGAACCCGGAAAACCTCGATCAAATGATCGAAATGGGCCTAGCCCCTCCGAAGATCCCTAGGGACCGCTACGCTCCCAAGGAGGGGCAACCCCCCACAAAGCCACCAGTTACTCCAGAGCCGCCTGAAAAGCCCGAGAAACCCCCTTCCAAGGAGGAATAGACCGCCCCTAGGGGCGGTCCCGCACAGCCATCTACTAGATGTTAACTGTGCAGAGTGACACACCCCCTTAAAAATCCCTCAAAAAAAGGACTGCACAATGTTCAAGCGCCGGAAAATGAAAAAGCGTGTTTCGAAACGTCTCTTTCGGAAAACCGCATCCAAAACAAAGACCAAAAACTTCCGAGCTGCACCAATGCGCGGCGGTATCAGACTATAAACCGCCGATCAAGTAATGCCTTGCTTCTGTCCTTTAAAAGGTTGGTCCTCTACTGCCAACCCGGCAGCTATTACTTTCAATAAAGCGCAAGGCTATTCTGACCGCCCTCGCACTGTCCCTTGTGGGCAGTGCGTCGGCTGTCGCCTGGAGCGTTCAAGACAATGGGCAATCCGTTGTCATCACGAGGCCAGCCTTCACGAAAATAACAGTTTCATCACGCTCACCTTCAATAATGAGCATCTACCTCGGGACCGCTCGCTTAACGTGCGGACCTTCCAGCTCTTCATGAAACGCCTTCGTATCACTATCAGAAGAAAAACCGGGCAACGGCTCCGGTTCTATGGCTGTGGTGAATATGGCGACCACCTGGGGCGCCCTCACTACCACGCCTGTATCTTCGGATACGACTTCCCAGATAAGCAGGTCTGGGAAAAACATCGGGGGGAAACCCTCTATAGATCCGCCGAGCTTGAGAAGCTCTGGCCCTATGGCTATTCGTCCATCGGATCCGTCACCTTTCGATCAGCGGCCTACGTGGCCCGCTACATCATGAAGAAAAGAAATGGCCCGCAGAGCGCCGGTCACTATGAATTCGTAGACGACTACGGCGTTGTTTATCAACGCAAACCAGAATTCACAACAATGTCCAGACAACCCGGCGTCGGGGCCAAATGGCTAGAAAAATACGCCAGTGACGTCTACCCGGATGACTTCGTTATTATTAACGGAAAGCGCATGCGCCCTCCCCGATACTATGATCAAAACTTCGAGCTACTTGATCCTTTGGAAATGCAAAAAATCAAGTGGACGAGAAAACGAAACCTGCGTACACACGCAGATAACAACACACCCACCAGACTTGGTGTGCGGCACAAAATCGCACACAAGAAATTGGGGCAACTGCCCCGAAACCACGACAAGGAGGATTAAATGCTTCACAAAGTATTCACAGTCCACGACTCACCGGCGGCTGCCTTCCTGCCGCCGTTTTACTTTGCCACGGTCGGGATGGCCATCAGGGCCTTCACGGACTCCGTAAACGATCCGGGGCATCAATTCGCCAAACACCCGAATGACTACACGCTGTTCGCGTTGGGAACCTACGACGACAGCAACGGTCAGTTCGATCTCATGGCGACCCCCGAACCTATCGGCAAAGCCGTCGAGTTCATGGGGGACAAACCAAATCCAATGGCTCTAATTCAGGAAGCGTCCAATGGTTAAATCAGTAATGAAACATGATTTCTCCCGAGCACCTTCGGCGGAAATCCCAAGATCCTCCTTCGACCGCTCACATGGTCACAAGACCACCTTTGACGCCGGATGGCTCATACCGATCTTCGTCGATGAAGCTCTCCCCGGCGACACCTACAACGTCAAGATGACGGCCTTTGCCCGTCTCGCTACGCCTCTCCATCCATTCATGGACAACCTGTTCATGGATACCTTCTTTTTTGCCGTCCCGATCAGACTGATCTGGGATAACTGGCAAAAATTCAATGGCGAACAAACCGACCCCGGCGACTCCGTAGACTTCATGGTTCCGACCATGGTCTCTCCCGCCGGTGGCTACCTCGAAGGGTCGCTTAGCGATCACTTCGGACTACCTACAAAAATCGCCACGCTCACCCACATGAGCCTCTACCACCGGGCCTATAATCTGATCTACAACGAATGGTTCAGAGATCAGAACCTTCAAAATTCTCTCGTCGTTGACACCGACGACGGCCCGGACACCGACACCGATTACGTGATCGTCAGGCGCGGTAAGCGCCATGACTATTTCACTTCGGCTCTACCCTGGCCCCAGAAGGGACCAGCGGTCTCTCTACCTCTTGGAACCTCGGCGCCTGTAAGCGGCTTCGGCGTCGAAAATAATCCCCCGACCCTCGTCAATGCGAGTGTCAGGGAAACCGACGGTTCGGCGTCCACAATCTATGCGAAATCCTGGAGCAACACCTCTCAAGTTCTCTACGCTGAGGAAGACCCGTTAAATCTCGGCTACCCAAACGTCAGGGCCGACCTATCAGCTGCAACGGCAGCAACAATTAATCAACTCCGCGAAGCCTTCCAAATCCAAAAACTCTACGAGCGCGATGCTCGCGGCGGAACCCGGTATACCGAAATCATCCGATCTCACTTCGGAGTAACTTCTCCCGACGCCCGCCTTCAACGCCCAGAATATCTTGGCGGCGGCTCGTCTCCTATCAACGTCAATCCGATCCCTCAGACATCGGAAACAAATGTAACGGTCCAAGGTAACTTGGCCGCAATGGGTACTGTCACTCTCAACAATCATGGATTTACCAAATCCTTCACCGAGCACTGCGTGCTCGTCGGACTGGTCTCTGCCAGGGCCGATCTCAATTACCAACAGGGCCTTAATCGTATGTTCTCCCGCTCCACCAGGTGGGACTACTACTGGCCCGCACTTAGCCACATCGGCGAGCAATCCGTTCTCAACAAAGAAATCTATGCCGACGCTACAGCGGCAGACGAACTTGTCTTCGGCTACCAAGAACGCTTCGCCGAATACCGCTACAAACCTTCTCAAATCACCGGACAATTCCGGTCAAACTTCGTAACCTCTCTCGATACTTGGCATCTCGCCCAAGACTTCGCTTCACTCCCCGTACTTAACGCCTCCTTCATCGAGGATGATCCACCAATTGATCGCGTCATCGCGGTCACAACGGAACCTCATTTCATCTTCGATTCTCACTTCAATATGAAGTGCGCCCGCCCCATGCCGGTCTACTCTGTTCCCGGCCTTATCGATCATTTCTAATGCTCGGGGCAATCCTCGCAGCGGCGGTCCCCGCCGCGATCGGCGCCTTCTCCTCGGCCAGAGGAGCAAGGAAACAAAACGAAGCCGCTCAAGCGGCCTCAGAACGTCAAATGGCGTTCCAAAAAGAGTCCGCACAATCTCAATATCAATGGGCAATGGCCGACATGAAAAAAGCCGGTCTCAATCCCATACTCGCTTACAAACAAGGGGGCTCCGGCACCCTTGGCGGCTCTTCCTATTCACCAGTCAACGTCGGGGCTGCTGCTGCCGCCGGCGCTGGCGCCGGAACCACGTCAGCGGTCGCCGCACGGCGCGTGCAGCTAGAAACCAATCTCAACAAAGCGCACCTCGGAAATATTCACGAGGACACAAACAAAAAATTCTCGGAACAACGGCTCAATCAAGCGTCTCGGAACTCAATCGAGCAAAACATCCGGAACGCAAAA